TAACAGAAAAAGTTTTAACCTTAAAAGGAGTAACAAAATTATCCCAAAGGATACTATTAGTTGGATTATCAGTAGACCAAACAAATCGGTCCCAAAAATTTGGTATTGATAAAATGTGTGAAAAATCCATTTCATCAGCGGAAGTTCCAGCCAATCCAGCATGAGTTTCTACCTCATTTGTACTAGACAACGCCATTTTATGTGAACAATCTGCACCATCAAAATTAGCCATACGTGTTTGTGCACGCAATTTAGTTTCACAAGGTAAACCCTGTATAGTTGGTTTTGAATAACCCAACATTTTAAAAATATTAGATGCAACAGAAGAAATCCACGCTGGTTTAGTAAACATATTTCCCAAAATAGGAATCTTAGATAATGTTGATAAACCATCTGAAATTTGACCAATACCCGCAGAAGGCGAAGCATTGTCTTTCAATTGTTTTAATTCTAAACCACTCTGAGCAAAAATTTTAGATGGTTTCTTTTTATAAGCCTGATTAGTATATAATTTTTGCATATCTTTATCTGTAAATTTTCCACTAGCGATATGCTGAGCTATGGAAGAAAAATTGGGGGCACTACCAGTAAAAATATTAGCACCAGTAGGATATTGAATATCTACATCCTCCAAATGGGCCCAGACCGTATATTCTACAGATCCAGTACCAGAAATTTGATCCCTTAATTGACTATATACAACTAAATATATAGCACCAAAAGATCCCTGACCCGTTATTAAATTATAATAAACATGTGGAGAAACATAAGGAATCCTTATTTCCACTTCAGTTCCAACACTCAAATCCAAATCAGTTCTGGGACAACCAGAACGTCCTTGCAATGTGGAATTTACTAAATCAACACGATTGGGCATATATTGTGCATACGGAAAATATTGCAACATCAATCTACCCTGTTGAAAAGGTTGTGAATTAACTTGTACCTTCACAACCAAAGTGGCTCGCAATCCAACGAAACCACGTAATTTTTCCTGATACATAGTATTACCTATTAAAACTTCAGGAAAATTAGCAGTATATAATTGTGTCTCTGCAGCATCAGTTGAAGACCAAAGACCAGTTTGCACAATTATAGGACGAGAAAGAAAATCAACTATAGTATGTTGACGTTCTTCACGGGTGGTCATAGAAAGATAATTTCCTGACAAGTTAATAAGGTCTGGGAGAGCGTCCGTTGTAGGAGCAACACCTTCGCTCGCAAAATGTACAATTTCTTGCTGTGTGGATTCAACTTGTCTATCTTCATTTTCAATTTTAGTATTAGTATTTGTATTTGTTTGAAAGCTAGCAGGTAAATTTCTTAGACGTATCGACTACCTAATCAACAACGTCGCATGGTGGGTTCCTTGGATAATATGGGGCTGCCACTGGACATCCTAGGATATAAGGTTAAATAACCAGTCCAATTATTAAGATAGCAGTACTTGTTCTTTGATTAACCACCAAATGTTTATATGAACAAGCAAGATCACATCTTAACTTTATTTGTGTTTGTTTATTTTAAAATTGATATAATTCATCTGCCTGATAGGTAATATCACGCAAATATGCATTATATGTTAAAATTTGTGGTATAGATGGTAAATCTTTAGCAATCCGAGTGATACCACTCTTTAATTTATTGTATTCATCTTCCCCATGAAAAACAATTTCTCGAAATGCTGTTTCAATATTATTCATTAAAATGATATTTGGATCAATAGTATTACGTGTCCAATTCAACATTTCATAAATAACTTCAATCTTTAATGGAGCAACAGTACGTTGTAATTCTTTACTATATCTAAATTTCCTTTTCAAAAAGAAAATTTCCTCTAACGTACGAGATTCTACAATAACTCCAGTTTTCCCTTCATCTGTATATTCATGTTTCATTTCTACCATGATTTCACTAATTTTCTTTTGATTATAAATATTAATAACCCTATCTGATATATTCAAACAATTATCATCACCATAAGTAATTAAAGAAACATTATTTCTAAAATGTTTCATTGATGACATCTGAGGACAATCACGTTGCATAATTCGAATCCAAGAAACACGCATAATAATAGCATTATATAAACAATTAATTATTACCGTAAAAGGATTACCAGAAGGTTGTGAATGTGTCCACATATATACATTATTATTATAAAT